ATTTAGTTTTACCTCCTTACACTTGTATAAAATTAAAAAGATTTGTAGTGTATTCGTTCTCTTGTGATTTCCAATACTTCTGGAATTTAGTTAAGAAAGCTACTGCGAAAGCAGATAAAGAAACCAATGCTCCTGCTTTAGTAAAGCCTCCTGACGCTAAACTACCAACAAATACTAAACCACCAGCTATAAAACAATTTACAAGATTATACATAATCTCATGCTTGTTCTTCTTAAATGGATTTATTTTTTTTGTTGTCATTATAATAGTAACCACCCAAAGTTTAATGCAGATTTCCCTGCATTCCAATCATTAATAACTTTTGTATCTGCTGCATTCCAAGCTTCAGTAGTATTTTCTGCTTTAATTTTTCTCCAATATTCCTCATCTGCAGCTCTTTCATCTGCTTTTCTCTTTGCATTTTCTTCTGTGATTTTCTTCCAATAAGCATCATCAGCAGCTCTTTCTTCTTTTTTGTCTTTCTTTCTCTGAGCTTCTATATTCTCCCAATGAACTTTATCTGCTTTTTCTTCTTCTTCTTCTTTTTCTTTCCTTTCTTTTTCAATTTTTGCATATCTTTCTTCTTCTTCTTTAGCAAATTCTTTTTTTCTTTCAATAGATGCTTCATCACTTTTCTTTCTTTGTTCTTCAAATTCTGTTAATTCTCCACTTGCTATTTTTTCTTTTTCTTTTTCTTGTTCTTCTTGTTCTTTTCTCGCAATATCATCTAATATTTTTCCTCCTGCTATCACAGCTTTCATTTTGTTAGGGATACCTATAAATGGAGATGCTAAAGGAAACCACAATAATATTTTTTCTACTGCAGAAATATTTGTAATTTCATCTCTTAATGCTGCAGCATCCCAATATATGCTCCAATCTCCTGTTTCTCTTGCTTGGTGTAGAGCATCTCTCATAGGAATTGTCAAAGCTTCTGGAGCTTCTGCTTGTCCCCATTGTCCTAAAAATACAGTGCTGGCTAAAGCTCCTGCTGCACCTATTTTCATTCCTGCCTTGGATAATAATGAAGTTGTTAATGCGATTGTTTTTGGATTTGCTGCTACTTTACCAACTATTGCACCTGTTGAAGAACGCGCCATTGTTGTAGCTGTTGTAGCTGCTGCAGTTGCACCAAGACTTCCCCCTAAAGTAAGAACAGTTCCTAAAGTTGCTACGAGAGCAACGGTTGTTTTCCAACTTGTAGCTACTCTTACAGCAGCTCCTATAACACTATCTTCTTCTCTTAATTTAGCAATTCCTGTCTTTTCTTTTTCTTCATTTAATTTTATTGCTGGTTGAGAAGCTGGTTCTCCTGCAGCTTTTGTTTCTCCAACATTCATTGCACTTAAATCTATTTTTGGCTGAGTAGTTGGAGTTGGAGTTGTAGTTGTAATTTCTGGTTTTTTAGAAACACCAGCTTTTCTTTCTGTTAAAACTTTTCCTTCTCCTGTTGTAGTAGAATATTTTGTGCTTTCTTGTCCTTCTCGTCTTTCAGTTACTTCTTTGTTTCTTTTTGTGGCATAATCTTCATAGGTTTTATATCCTTTACTTTTGGCATAATCTACATATTTTTTGTCTAATGTTCCAGCTCTTTCTTTTTTAATTCTTTTTTTTCTATAAGCTATAGAACTCATTTTATTGTCCCTCTCCTGCAGTAGTTTCACTTGCATCTATATTTTGAGCACCATCTTTTGCATTATCACTTAATAATTCATTTTCTAAAGATGCTGGAAAGGATAATTCTATTAAAAGATTTAATTGAGATAATACTTGTTCTTCAATAAAAAGTTGTTCTTCTTCTATTGTTTGCTGAAATGCTAAATAAGCTATCTTCACTGCAGCTTCTGTAAATCCACCACCACCACCTACAATGATTTTAGGCACTTGAGCAGCTTCATAGAATTTAGCATCTAAACTTTCTATCCAACTTATAGGGTTCATTACAGCATTAGCAGCAGTAGAAACCATTTCAGGCACAACAACATCTTTAGGAATATACATATTTTCTCCATCTTTTCTTGCCTTATCATATTTTGCTTTAAATTCAGCTATCTTTGAAGTGTCATCAGTATCTAAATGGAATATCCATAAAGGAGCTACATTTCTATGAAGCACTTTTTTATAATCTGCCATAGCTTCATTCTTCATTAAAATAATATCTATTAATTTTTCTATCATAGACTGCCCGTGTATTTCATCAGCTACTCTATTTCTTGGTAAATAAAATATTTCTTCTGGTTTAAATTTTTTAGGTGGATATTTTAATTTAGAAATTTGTTCAAACCTTATTATTCTTCCTTGTTTATTACTTACATGCTTCATTGTTGAAGGGTCAAGAGGTTTAAGATTAATTAAATTTCCTTCTTCATCTCTTATAATTTCACAATAACTATCTCCCCCAATATTATAAGTTCTAATCATATTCTCTAAAATTGTATTAAAAGTATCAAAGCCATTTCCTTTAATTGTATCTAATTGCATCATTGTAATTTCATCTGCTTCAAATCCTTTTCCAACCGTCCATGTAGCTTTGGCATCTATTACAGAACTTAACTCTGGGATTTTTTTATAATATCCAAACCATTCTTCAAAGTGAGAATTTATCCATTCAAACTCTTTTTGTCCTGTTGGTCCATCAGTTGTTGCACTACTTACAGAATAATCTACTATTGCATTTTCGCTTTCAACTGCTGAGCTTATATTTGTTTCTGGCATTTTATTTAAACCTGAATATCCAAACTACATTGTAGTAGGGTGGTCTATTTTCTGTATTTGAAGCTGCACTTGTTGTGAAACTATCTGAAAAACTATGATGATGAGATGAGCCAGAACCTGTTGTTCCTGAAACATTGTGAGTGTGGTCGCTATCTGCGGCAGACATGGCATTTCCAGCGTCTTTTTCAGGAAATACTGGAATTGTATTTTCAGTGCTGGATGTATCTGAAAATGTGTGAGTATGACTACTTTCATTTCCTGTTGTTCCTGATGCTGTTCCTGTATGAGTGTGAGCCATTGTAGCACTTCCCCCTGTTCCACCACTTGTTGCATCTCCTCTTATAAATTCTCCACCATTTAAGTCTGGGGCATTTTGTCCGTCAAAAACACTATCAGCATCACTAATTACTGAACCGTTTGCTTCCATCCATCCATCTGGTAATGCTTGAGGAGTATTTGTATATGATTTTAACCATGCTAAAATTGAACCAATAGGTGCTAAAATTGAAGTTGAACTCGTTGATGATGAAGTCCCTGCTGGAGTTTCTCTTACATCTCTTTGTTCAAATAATCCACCGGGAATATCTAAAACCATTTTCTCTCCCTCGCTTCCCAAGCAACAGAATAACCAGCATCTATACTTGCACTTCCTAAATCAATTCCCATAAACATAATACTTGCTAATAATCTTCCCCACTTTTCTACTCTTTGTTTAGTTAAAATTACATCTACATATTTTCCCATAATTTGTGATTTCAGCCAGTTTCTACTTGCCAAACCACCTTCCTCATCTAATTCTGGAGCTGCTATTCTTGCCATTCTTATTGGAAAATCAAAATCTCTAAATTCTGCAGTAACTCTTATTGTATCTCCATCGTGAACTTTTACAACTTTTCCTGTAAAGTTTTCTATAATTTGTTTGTGAGGGCTTTCAAAATAATAAACTTCCATTTGGTGATTTGTCAATTCTGGAAATCTTTTAAAATCATGCGGCATTTATAAAGTCCTGAACTTTCGTATCTCTTAGGATAGAAAGTCCTCTTAACAAACTATCTCTTAAAACATTAATCATATCTTCTGCTTCAATTCTTGAAGTATAACCTGCCATATCATAGCAAACAGCCTCTATAGCTACAAAACTTGAAGCAATATCACTTAAAATTCCTTTAACATCTTCATTGAGAGCTCCATAAGCATCAGAAAAATTAAAACGACAAATACTATTTATTGTGCTTTCTGCTCTTAAGCAAGAAGCAGTCATCATAGTAGTATTAAAAGCTGCACTTTTTCCTGCTCCTGCCTTTTGAATAATTTCTGCTTCAGTTGTCATTATGTATGCCATGGTTTCTTCAGTAAATGTATATATTTAAACTTTTGTCTTTTAAACAATGTGCTGCTCTTTTGATTGCTTCAAAAATATGAGAGTAATTTCCGTAAATTCTTATTTTTCCCTCACTATAATCAAATTGCATAGAGCGTAATGATTGTTTAATTCTTGGCTCATCAAATAATGTTATTTTTCCGCTTTCCATTAGAGTTTTTAAATTTATTGCCATATCAACTCCTAAAAGAGTTTTCTTTCTAATTTTTGTTTTTCCTTTATTAATAACTTTCTCAATTTCTCTTGAAGCATTATTAAGTCCGACAACTTTTCTTTTTGTCTGTGGGTTATCATAAAGAATGTCATAAACTCCAACTCCCAGCCCCCCATCGTCCATATATATTTTCTTGTGATTTATTTTTTTATCTTTATAAATTATTAATCTTGCTG